CGCGTGGTCGGTTCGTTGCGTTCGGGGTTGGGCTGTCGGTTGCGCCAGAGTGCCATCTTCTAGTCCTCTTTCTTGCAGTCGGGGCAGTACGCCGTGTCGCGGTCCTTGTGCGGGTTGTACGTCCAACCGCGCATGATCTCGCGCCACTCTTTGACGCCCAGTTCGTAATTGTCAGTCACCCAGCGGTCACAGCCGTATTCGCTGTCGCAGGTGATGATCGGAAGCGTTCCGCGCATCGTTCAGTCCTCTTTCGTGGCGTCGTCGTTCCGGATGGCTTCGGACAAATTGAACCACTCACGCGCGAGCACGTCACGGTGTTTTCCGTCGTGACCTTCAACGTGCACGCAGTGCGCGTCCCCCGGTCCGAATCCCGCATGTACCGCAGGGCACCAGTTGAAATCTTCGTTCGTCATGATTCGTTCTCTCTTTCGTCGTCAACGGGTACCAGACGGTACCCGAGGTTTTCTGCCTGCGCTTCGAGCATGACCAGGCGTTGCTTCCGCTTGTCGGCGCTGGTCTTGCCTGCCCACCTTGCAGCGGCAGCTGTTCGTGCGCGTTCGACGCGTTGTTCCTTGTTCATAGGCCGATTTTCCAATCCTCAGCCGGTGAAGACCAGGTATCATCGTCGCGCTTGATCTCAACGGACTCCCAGACTTCCGTTTCTTCGACGTCCACGGCGTAGAACTTTCCCAGGTCACGGGTGATCTGGTTCCATGAGGACCGATCCATGCGAACGGTGATCTTCTCTTCGCTCATTGCGTCACCTCCTTAGCAAGCATCCTATCACACGTTCCGGTCCCGCACGCCCGAGGCCCAAGCGGACTCGAAGGACTGCCGCTGCGCCGACTCAGAGTCGTTCGCACCGATGGAGAACATGGTCGTCTTCACCTGTTCCCAGGCTTCGCCCTTGCCCATGACGCCTGTCTTCCCGAGGAGGTACGACGCCAGGTTCAACGCCTTATTACGGGTGCCTGGAGCCGCTTCGCCCATCCGGTCAAGGATGCGATCCGCTTCGTGCTGCGCCGCGGTGCTACCTGGTGCATACTGCGGTTCGTTTGCGTACCGTTCGGCCGGTGGCTTCCTCGTGAGCTTCACGAGCCAATCAGGAGCCGGGACGATAACAGTACTCCTGATACCGCCGCGCGGGACCACTTGATAGCCACCGCAGCCGGGAGCTTTCACGAGTCCTCCGATGCCCTTCACGTCCAGGTTTGGTGCCAGATGACCAGATGAGTCGCTGCGCACGCCGCCTTCGGCGTCGGCCGTTTTGTCCCATCGGAAATACAGGTGAGCGCCGCCCGATGGTGTTGCTACGGTCATGGTGCGGGTGAACTCTTCGACGCTTGCACCGTTCGCTCGCGCGAGGTCGCGGAACACGTCGAACCCGTTGATGCCGTGCTTCGTGTCGATGTCGAGCACCCAGATACCCGAGCCTGGTCCTGTGGCGATGCCGACCGGGCAACCCGTGAACTCTCCACCTGCCCACCACTCCCGGATCTGGTCGATCTCGCGCGTGGCTCGTGCCTTCCATCCTTCGATGGCGGGGCGCTTGGTTCCGGGAACGAGCGGGAACACGCGAAACCCGAGCTGCGAGCAGGCGTACGCGACCGCTCCCGCGCTGGGGGCTTGGCCTCCGGCTGCTGTAGCGGAAAAGGGAACCGTTGCCATCATTCATCCTCTCATCGTAGGTCGTTGTTATCAGTCTACACCTCATGCTACCCTTGCGTTAAGCAGGGACAACCGGCTGACGATTGTGAAGATCGAAAGATGATGAAGGGACACACCATGAGCAACACTGACACCCGCACGCTTGACGAACCACTGGACGTGGTTTCGGACGAGTTCGCGGAGTTCGCCGCCGGAGAGTGCGAGTTCGATGACCCCACCGTGAAGGACTTCACCGTTTCCGGGCAGGCGTTCACCGGTCGCGTGCTGGGCTTCGGGTCCTCCCGCCACCGGAACGGCACCCACAACGGACACATGCCCGGCACGACGCTGCCCCGTGGCCAGACGTGCTCCGCGTGCCGCTGGGCGGACGTTGCGATCATGGGCGTGAGCACGGACGACAACGTGCCGATGTTCCTGGTTGCCACCATCGGCAAGTCCACGATCCCCGGTGAGGATCAGCGGGTGTCGACCACGTGGACGCCTGACGCACTCGAAGTGCTCAAGTCGCTGTACGTCAAGAGCAAGAACGGGCACCCGCCGAAGATTCCGCTGCCGAACGCTACCGCGTTCCGGGCCGCTGCCGCTGTCGACAAGTCGATTGACCGTGTGCTTGAGCGGTTCGAGGACATCGTGCCGTTGGTGCCCGAAGATGACATGTTCGCGTGACACCGGCCCCATGTTGCACGCAACGGCGCATCATGCTAGGTTTGACAGGTCTCTCCATAGCTTTCGGGCGAAGGATCTGGCGTTTATCCGCCAGAGGGAGCCATCTTTATGGGGTGGAGATGGCTCCCGACAACGTCATCCTACGATCACGATCAAAGACGGAAGGACACACCATGTATGACTTCGAGGCCGAACCCACCAAGCGTGACCAGCTCGTGCGCGGGCTGCAATCCGCTGCCTCATTCCTGCACTACGCAGTAGACCTCCCGCTGAACGTCGGACGGTTCGACATCACGTACTGCGTTATCAACGACGACCAGGACGCGGCCCGATCCGAGTTCAAAGACTTGACCATGATGCTTCGCGCCGAGGTTGAGGGGGATGCTACGGCGTGGTATGTGGAGACGGACGACGTTGAGCACGAGGGTACGATGCAGCACTCGACGCGTCTCGTGTTCCGGGGAACCCCGGTCGCCTACCAGGTGCTGTGGATCGAGAAGACGGGAGACACCGAAGATGAGTGACATCGGACTGCTAGCGGCGCTGATCGGTGGTTGCATAGGTCTCGTGCTGTCGGTTCCGGCCTTTTGGGGAATCCTGAAATGGATCGAACACCGGGACATGACCAAGGTCGAGCGCATGATGCGGAAGCAGGCGAAGAAACGATGAGTGACCGATACCGAGGCCCGATCGCTACGCAGGGTCCCAACGACAACTGCAAGTCAGGATGCCACAACTACGCGTATCACTGCGGTCGGTGTGGCGGGTGTTCTGGTTATCAGGGGCACCAATACCTGCACTGTTCAGTCACGCTCACCCCGCGCGAGTTTCACATGTGCTGCCCGGACAACTGCGAACTGGAGACGAACAACGATGAGTGACGAGCGAGTGAATGCGAAGCTCACCAGCGATGCATCGGAAGCGTTGCGCTCGCTTACGGAGCGGACCGGAGTGAGAAAGACCGACCTCGTTAACCGGGCGATCAGCATGTACGCATTCATGGACGCCGAGCTGTCGAAGGGAAGCGTATTTAGCCTTACTGACAGTAGCGGCAAGGAACACAGGCTGGTGTTTTTCTTCGGAAAAGAAGCGACGAACGATGAGTGACGAACTGAAAGACTTCCGTTACTACGCGGACAAGGCCGAAGCGTGGCTAGAAACCACGTGGAAAGAGTCACCAGGCAACGACATCGGGCATTCCATTGATAAAGCCACGGTGTACGCCGAACTGGCGAAGGCCGCGCCGAAGGTCGAATCAGCTGCGCCTGTGCGCTGCCCGGAGTGGCTGAGCCGAGGCGTTCGTGACCTCCCGAGGGGGTTCATTGACTACCAATGCGTGTTGTTCGCGGGCCACGGTGTAGAACACGAGTCGTCTACCGGGAAATACTGGCTTACGGAATCGGGTACCAGTGCCTAGGTGGCTCGCAGGAGCGTTGATCGGGTTGGCTGTCGTGCTCACGCTCGGCGGCCTTCCCGCTTATGGGATCATCCCACTAGGCGTATTGATCGCTGTCAACGGGCAGCGGTGGAAACGATGAAAGGACGGAAGATGTTCAACGTGTGGAAATGGTGCATTGTCGCACCGATCGTGCTCGCAGCGGGCGCGCTGTTCGGCGGGTGGATGCTCATGCTCACCGTAGGCGTTATCCACGGGGAGTGGTTGACCGAAATGCCGACGATCGGGTATTGGAGCGCGGTGAAGGTCAGCTTCATGCTGTCGTTCATGATGGGGCTTGCCTTTGGTGCGTCCCGGTCGGGGAGCAACTGATGGCAGACGACAAACAGAAACTCAACGGCTGCGCTATCGCCGTGATCTGCGTACTCGCGCCGTTCGCGCTGGCTGTAGCGTGGTTCTTGCTCGTGATCCTGTTCGAAGCCGGGCAGTGGATCGGGAGGCAGTAATGTCAACCGAAATCCGCTGTGACGGCTGTAGACAGATCATCGTGAGTGAGGCGTACTCGAACTACTGGCACTGTGAGCTGCAAGGCGACACCAGGCGACTCGTTAACGGAGAGATTCCGGACGATACCGGCCTTACAGCTCCCGGCAACCGGCATTACGTTGTCAGGTTGCTACAGGCAGACCTGTGCATCCCGTGCATGTCGAAGACACAAGGAGAGACGACGTGAGCGAACCCAAGGAACTCATGACACCGAGTGAGGTCGGGAAGGCGTTGAAGGTTGATGCTAAAACGGTTACCCGCTGGATTGCGAAGGGACTGCTTCGCGGGATCAAGACTCCCGGTGGACAAAATAGGTGCTACCGCAAGGACGTAGAAGCGATCGTGAACGGGGAAATCAGTGAGTGAACCTCTTGAACGGATCAAGGCCGCGGGCGACGCGGAGTTCCAGCGTAATTGGAGGGCCAACATCTGGGCTCCGATCACCGCAACGTGCCTGCTTGTGGTCGCATCAATCTTGTGGTTTTTCGTCGAGGATGGTACGTGGTTTGCACTTGCCTACATGCTCGTAGCACTGCTCGCGATCTTGGGCATGTGGGCTGCGCGAGCAGCCTACGCGTCGATGAAGGCAGGAGAGGTCAGGCTCAACCTGGTCTTGACCATCCTGGCCGGTACAGCTACCCGAGGTGAAGCGGACGACGAAGACTAGATAACGTGTCAGACCCGGTGTCGATGGGGCACCGGGTCTTTCGCTATGCTGGACAGACCGCACCAACCTTCGCAAGGAATCCGCCGTGTTTTGGTCTGCCCTTTTTGTCCTCGGATACACCATGTTCGCCGTAGGCGCTGGTGCCATGCTCTTCAACACCGTATCTACCATCATGGGCTCCGTTCCCGACTCCCGACACCGCGACACTACCGAAGACGAGATCTGGCGTGACCTATTCGTCACGGTCGGCATTGCCGCGCTGTGGCCGGTCACGCTGCCGCTGTACCTGGCTAGCCGCACCGCTGCCAATGCGGTAGGATAGAGTTACGTACACGGGAGCCCTTCGGGGCTCCCGTTTCAAGACAGAGAGAATCCCCGCGAGGTAGCAGCCTCCGGGGGTTGGACGAACTGAACCAGAAAGGGTCCGTCATGGGCAATGATAGCAGATGCACGATCGAAGGATGCAATCACAAGGTCCGCGCACGTGGATGGTGCGGAGCGCACTACGAGCGCTGGCGGCAACACGGTGACCCAACGGTGACCCTAACCCCTACTCGTGTGCGAGGGACAGCTGAGGAACGATTCTGGGCGAAAGTCAACGCTGATGGTGTCTGCTGGGAGTGGACATCAGGTAAGGATGCCAAGGGTTACGGTAAGTTCAGGGCAGCTTCTAAGGACAACAAGGTCGGTGCGCATGACTTCGCGTGGGAGAACTTGGTAGGTCCAGTGCCCGAGGGCTTGGAACTTGACCATCTGTGCAGGAATACCGCGTGTGTAAACCCGGATCACTTGGAACCGGTCACGCACAGTGAAAACATGAAAAGAGGGGCACTCCCGCACATTCGGAGAGCCCAAGCTAGAAAAATAACCCATTGCCCTAAGGGTCACCAGTATTCCGGTGAAAACCTGATTATGGACAACGGGGCGAGAAAGTGCAGAAAGTGCAAAAACGACGGATGGAACAGACGATACTGGGAGAAGAAAAAAGATGCTTGAGGGTGTGCAGTTGCACTTGGTAGAAACGTACGAAGATGTCTCTAAGTGCCTCGAATGGATGTCTAGTCTCACTTGTACCCATTTGGGGCTGGACACAGAATCCACGGGCTTGGATAAGCGACAGGACCGTGTGAGACTCGTGCAGTTTGGCGACGCCTATCAGGGGTTCGCTATCCCAATCGACAGGTGGAAGGGCCTTATCGAAGAGATCATCACTCGATGGTCCCGGATGGGTCGATTCGTCGGGCACAACGCGCGATACGACGTTGACATGCTCAAGAACCATGACATCCACGTGCCTGTACACCTGGTTGACGACACGATGATGTTGGCGCATATCTATGATCCGAGCGTGTCTATCGGGCTCAAGCAGCAATGCGCTAAGCACATCGACGCGCGCGCTGCTGCAATGCAGTCACAACTTGACGAAGTCATGCATTCGGGAAACTACACCTGGGAAACGATTCCGATCACCGCAACCGGCCCTTGCGCCATTTATTGGATTTATGGAGCACTAGATCCCATCCTTACCGTGCGTCTCTGGAATCATCTAGCCCCTCTTGTGTTGCCTACAGCCTCACGCGCCTACGACCTTGAAAATGCGACTGGCTGGCTGGCTTCTCGCATGGAGGCCAAGGGCGTAGCTTGCGACCGCGAGTACACACAGTCGAAGCGTACCGAGCTTGACGCACTGCACGTCGACCTTACGAAGCGAGGATTCGATGAGTTCGGCGTCGATCTCGGCTCGGCGCAGCAAGTGACTGACCTACTCCTCGCGGATGGGGTAAAGCTGTGGAAACGCACCGATGGCGGCGCGTGGTCACTAAACAAGTTCGCCCTTGAGGGCGTCGAACACCCGTTGGCTGCCCTCTTGCAGCAACGCAAGCAGGCCGAAAAGATCAACTCGACGTACCTTAAGCGATTCCTCGAATACTCAGAGTACGACGGTCGGATTCATACCAGTATCAATACACTTGGGTACAAAGAGCAGTCCGCAGGCGCATTTGGAGTGAAAACTGCCCGTATGAGTAGTTCATCCCCGAACCTGCAACAGCTCACGCGAGTGGACGAGTCCGATCCGTTGAGCATGGTTGCGCGTAACTGCATCGTGTCGTCACCGGGTAGCACATTCGTGATGTTCGACTTTGACCAGATCGAGTTGCGCGTCATGACGCACTTCTCGAAAGACCCCGGTCTGTATGAAGCGTTCCTCTCGGATGAGGACTTCTTCGTGTCGCTTACCAAGAAGATCTATCAAGACGAGACGATCACGAAGAAAAGCCCACAGCGCAACCTTACGAAGAGCTACACCTACGCCACGTTGTACGGTGCGGGCAATGACAAACTGGCGACGACCACGAAGCGACCGCTCGCCGAGATCGAGAAACTCGCCGCTGACTTCAACGGGACGTATGCGGGTGTGCCCGCACATCAGCAGACGATTCAGCGTCTCGCCGCGCAGCGGTACCGCAATGAAGGCGTGGGGTACGTGAAGTCTCCGCTCACCGGGCGCAGGTTCCAACAGCACAACTCGAACCTGTTCTATCAGCTCGTGAATCACCAGATTCAAGGCGTTGCAGCCGAGATCATGAAGATGAAGCTCCTTGAGCTCGACGCAGCGGGGCTCGGCGATTACCTCGCACTGGTCGTCCACGATGAGGCTATCGCCGACGTACCGGACAACGAGGTTCCCGAGGCGATCGCCACCATGAAAGACGTCATGAACGATGACAGTCTGTTGTCGATCACGCTCACAGCGGGCGGGGCAACAGCCAAGCGATGGGCGGAGAAGATCGAACTGTGAGTAACGAATACGTGATTATCGGTATCGACCCCGGTCTCATGACCGGCGTATTCACCTGGCATTCGGGCAGCCCCGCTCCTGGATTCAGGCCACACAGGGAGTCTGAGAAGCTATATCCGTGGTTCGAGGGGTCACACGTTGAGGCCGCTACATTCCCAGATTGGTTCTGGAATGAGGTTCGGGGTTGGTGCCTGAACATGCCACCTGAGCGCATCCACGTGGCGATTGAGCGCTACATCATCACGCCGAAGACCGCGAAGCTCTCACAGCAGACCGAAGCACTTGAGGTCACCGGCATGGTGAAGGCCATCGCCGCGATTCACTGTGTGACCGATGTTCGCCAGTACGCTAAAGCGAACCTCAAGTTCGCCTCGGATGACATGCTCAAGTCCGTTGGCTGGAAGTTCCCGAAGCCGATGCGACATGCGCAGGATGCCGCCCGGCAGGCGTTCGCGCTCCTCAAGGACGTGGACTATCCCCGCTGGTCAGAACTGGTGCGGGATGCTAAGATGGAACCTACGACGGAAGGATGAAGGATGAATGAGATCTATGCCGAGCTCGGCGAAGACGACCGGATCACCCTGTTCAGCCGCAAGGCGAACGGGGAACCCGACGAAACGCTGTGGAACGACTCCTATCAGATCAAGATGATCCCCGGTAAGAAGTGGGATCGCAAGGCGAAGCGATGGACGCTCCCGAAGTCCTACGCCGCGTGCATCGTGCTGCGTGAGCTGTTCGGGGACCGGATCGTGGTCGAACCCGAGCTTGCCGCTTGGGCGCGTTCCGAGCGTGAACGTCGTAACGAAGTGCTGGCACTGCGTGAGGCGTTGTCGCTTGCTGGTAGTTCGGACTACACCAACGAACACGATAACATCATGTACCCGTTCCAGATCCCCGGACGTGACTTTTTGGTCAAAGCACGCAGTGTGCTACTGGGAGATCAAATGGGAGTTGGCAAGAGTTTTCAGACATTGTCGGCTGTGCGTGCGGTTGACATGATCGGTGAGGCTTACCCCGCCCTGGTCGTCTGCCCCAACTCACTGAAACGGAACTGGGAACGCGAGATCAAGCGATGGCTGCCTGAGGCGAACCCGTTCGTGATCCAGGGCAGCGCCGCGAAGCGACGCGTCCAGATCGACGAGGCTGCCGAAGCGGACAACGCCGTCATCATCGTGAACATCGAAGCGATGAAGCTGCACTCCCGCCTGTCCTCATACGGCTCGACGCGCCTCAAGCGCTGCATGGAGTGCGAGACGAAGACACAGCCGGGAACGCCGGACTTGAAAGAGTCCGCCTGCGAGGTACATGAAAAGGAACTCAACCGCATCCCGTTCCGAGTGTGCGTGCTTGACGAAGCGCACCGGGTGAAGGACCCGAACGCCTTGCAGACGCGCGCCATCTGGAACGTGTTCCACGGTCCGACTGTCGAATATCGCTGGGCGCTCACCGGTACGCCGGTTGCGAACCACCCGGGAGACCTCTGGTCGATCATGCACGCGATTGCGCCTGAGACTTACCCCGCGAAGTCGGCATTCATCGACCGTTACGCCCGGATCGAGTACAACCACTTCGGCGGCATGTCGATCGTCGGCCTCAAACCGGACACGAAAGAGGAGTTCTTCAAGATCCTTGACCCGCACTTCCGCCGCATGATCAAAGCGGATGTCCTCAAGCAGTTGCCCGATAAGGTATTCATGCGACGCGATGTCGAGATGAGCCCCAAGCAGGCGAAGGCGTACAAGGACATCGCCGAACAGCTCGTGACGGTGCTTGAGGACGGCACGGTGCTCGTTGCCAACGGGAATCTGGCCGGGGCAACCCGGTTGCTGCAATTTGCTTCCGCTTACTGCGAGGTCGACCAGGGGGAGACTCCCGAGGACCCCGCCACGTGGCTTGTGTCGCTTACCGACACGCCGAAATCATCGAAGATCGATGAACTCATGTCGATCATCGAAGACGATCCGGGCAAGCCGATGGTGATCGCTGCCGAGCACCGGCAGTTGATCGACCTCGCGGCGGCCCGCATGACCGATGCCGGTATCCCGTTCGCTCGGGTGACCGGTGGTGTGTCAGCGGACGAGCGAGACGCAGCTGTGCAGGCGTTCCAGGATGGGAAGATCGACTACATCCTGTTCACATACAAAGCGGGCGGAGTGGGGCTCAACTTGACGCGCGCGGACACGATGGTTCGACTTCAGAGAAGCTGGAGCGCCATCGACAATAACCAGGGTGTCGACCGCATCCACCGCATCGGCTCCGAAGTGCACGACAAGGTGACCATCATCGACCTCGTTGCCGCTGGCACGATCGAGGAGACGCAGCTCGAAAGGCTGTACGACAAGGCTGAACGGCTTGAGGAGATCGTGCGTGACCGCGCTAAGCTCCTCGCGCTGGGCAAGACCACGGATGATCTGGACGCGGAAGCGGCCCGGATTGAAGCTACCGGATTGATGGGAGGATAGAACGTGGGGCATGATCCGCGCGCAACGCGAAAGTGGCGAATCTATCGAAGTGGTACGGGTGAACCCGCAAGCGGGGTATGGGCACTGGCCTACGACGAACCGTCAGAATTCGACTGGTTCGTGGGGGTGCTGGGCAGTTTTGACCTCGCACTCGCAGCCGTAGAAGGACACAACAACAACATGAAAGGCCAACATGCCTAGCATGAACTACGATGACCCTCGTGCGACAGCCGAGTACATCGCCAAGGAAAAGAAACGCAAGCGCATCGCGAACCTGAAAGTGTTTGTGGAACGCTGGGCACCGAGATTCGAGGCCGAAGTGAAGGAGGAGAGGGAACGTGCGAAGGTTCAGTCAAAGCGAGTTTAAGACGTTCGCCTGTGCTCGCAGGTGGTGGTTGAGCGACTACCGACGCTTGTCGCCGGTCACGCTCAACCCTTCGGGCCCGCTTCGGTCCGGGAGCCGCGTGCACACCGCACTGGAGGCGTTCTACGGCCCCCAGCCTGAGACGTATCTCGACGTACTCAAGGCCGCGCAGGATGCCGACTGGCAGGCGTATCTGGATAACTGCACCGAACTCGGTGTGTATCCCGATGTCGAGGTGTCGAAGGCGTTCGATAAGGACTCCGAACTCGAACGCGCGATGCTGGAGGGTTACGCCGATTGGGTTGCGGAGTCCGGTGTCGATGCCGGTATCGAGTTCACCGCGATTGAGGAGATCGTTTCGGTTCGCGGCTCGGACTTCGCACCTGAAATCGTGGAACGGTTCGGGAAGTTCGAAGTCGTCGGCAAGCTGGACGCTCGGGTGCGTCGCCTCATGGACGGGGCGCATCTCCTACTCGACCACAAGACGGCTGCTAGCCTCACATCTGCCACCAAGACGCTGCACATGAATCCGCAGATGCTGCACTACGCGTGGCTGGAGCGAATGACGCAGCCCGCAGGCACTTGGAGTGATGGCGCTCTGTACAACGTCCTGAAGAAGGTCAAGCGCGGCAAGCAGGCGAAACCGCCGTTCTACGACCGGTTCGAGGTGAACCACAACGATGACCAGATCGCTTCGTACGAGTTGCACATGAAGCGGAAGATCACAAAGATTTTCGAGCTTGAGGCACTGCTCGCTGGCGCTACGGTCGAAGAGCAGGCGCACATCGCGGAGCCAAGTCCCGATGACTCCTGCTCTTGGCGCTGCCAGTTCTTCACGCTGTGCCCCCTCTTCGATGACGGGTCACGAGCCGAAGACATGGTACGGGAGGAGTTCCGGGAGCGTGACCCGCTCGCCCGCTACGCCGCATGATATAATTCAGACCTAGGACAAATGGAAAGGATGCAATGACCGAAGACAGAAACCCACGTCACAACGCGACGTTTCTCGTGTACGCCGAAACCAAGCGCGGCAAGTCGACGCTAGGGGCGAGCTGCCCCGGGCCGGTACTCGCGCTCGACGCCGAAGGCTCCTGGAACGCGTTCGAGGGACGTAAGAACCCCAACAACCCGAACCAGCCCTACCGCGTCGTATGGTGGGACCCGAAGGAAGCGCCGCCGAAGGCGGACGGGACCTGGGATATCTGCGTGGTTGACGTGCTTCGATGGGAGACCGTGGAGCAGGTTATCCAGTGGACGTTGCAGCCTGATCACCCGTTCCAATCCATCGTGGTCGACTCCGTGACGCAACTCCAGAAACGCTGCAAGGAGGCGCTTCCGGGGTTCCAATCCGGGAACCAGCAGTATTCGGACTGGGGGCAGCTCCTGACCCGCATGTCTGAGAAGGTGCAGCGGTTCCGCGACATGGTGAAGGACGTGCGCAACCCGTTCCGGGTTGCGGTGTTCACTGCCGAAGGCGATCTTCGGCAGGACGGCAAATACGTTCCTAACATGGAAGGCGCGCTCCGCAAGGGCATCGCCTATTGGATGAACACCACGGCCTGCCTGACGGTCAAGCAGGTCCCTAACGCTGACGGCATCATTGCCGCTGACAGCCCGTTGGTTCGCTCGCTCATGGTGAAGCCGAACCCGAACTACATCACCGGTTCGCACTTCGAAGACCGGTTCGAATCCAACACCGTTGAAAACCCCAACATCACGCAGATGATGGGCCAAATCTTCCCCGGCTTCAAGTCGGAGTAAGGAACACACATCATGACTACTGTCCCGTGGGATGTCCTGGTCGCGAAGGCCAAGACCGAAGGTTTCACCGAGTGTGCGCCGATCGGTACCTATCAGGTCCGCGTCGAGTCCGCCGAGTCCGGCGAGTCCAGCCAGAAGAAGACGCCGCAGATCGAAATGCGGCTCAAGATCACCGAAGGTGAGCACGCGGGCAAGCGCCCGACGACGTACGCCCACCGCATCTACATGACCGAGGCCAACGCGTCGATGTTCATGCAGAACATGAAGGCGTTCGGGATTTCGGACGAAGTCCTCGTCAGCCAGCGGCCCACCCTGGACCAGATCGCCCGCGCCATCATCGGCAAGACCGTGACGGCGAAGACGCAGGTTGCCAAGCGCAACGGCGAAGCGCAGACCGACCGCGAGGGTAACCCGCAGATCGAAGTTGCCTGGTCGTTCAGGCCCCCGCGTGACGGTGCCATGGCGGTCACCGAGTTCCCGCCTGTCGGTGGCGGCGCTCCCGCCATGGCCGGTGGCAGCGCGATCGACCCCGGTTTCTAGAACGTCCAAGGGGCTCCCAGTCGGGAGCCCCTTTCACTCTTTGGAGGTACCATCATGTACGTGGCGACAAACCGACAGAAAAAGAACGCGTTCGAGAAGCGAGCGGAGATGCAGCGGAAAGCAGCGGAACCCGCGCCCAAGGCCGCACCTCGCGCGACGCCTACCCCGGTAGCGGAGCCGAAGCCTGACCTTGAAGCGATGAAGGCTGCGGCTGCGGAAGCGGCTGCACTCGTCCACGCGTCTGCGTCTGCCGACATCGCCGAACAGCTTCGCGGGAAGGGGACTCTTGAAGTCCCTGAATCGATGCTTGTCGAAGGCATCGAAGACCACGCAGAAACGTTGTACGATGCACTCTCGGGTGTCGTTGCGGACCCCGAAGTCGCTGCGGACGCTGTGCCGGAGCCCAAGCGCGGCCGTCCGATGTCCGCCGCGGTGGCGAAGCGGAACGCGACGATCCTCCAGTTGCTCGCCGAGAACCCCGAAGGGCTGTCGAAACCGCAGCTCGCTACGGAACTCCAGGAAAAAGAGGCGAACGTGTACACCTCGCTGCGTCGTCTCCAGAGTGACGGGAAGGTTCGCATGGAGAACACCGAAGGTACCAAGTACCTGTGGTACCTGGTCTGACCTGCGGGAACAAGAAAGTTTGACCCCGGGGTTGACAGCCCCGGGGGACACTGATAGTGTTCTCTTATCAGCAAGAACGAAGGCCAAAGACAAAGGATGAACGACATGAACATCACCGCTTACGCCGAAGAGATCACCGTCAACCGCATGGGCATGACTGACTACCAGGTCATTGACGCCGCCCAGAGCGTCGGTAAGAAATACCCGGTGGTAATCGGACACGTGACTGTCATTCACGGATTCCTGCACTACACCGGCGACCGGTACAGCACGCACAAGGGCGTCTACGCCGTTATTGAGCCCCGCCTGCCGGAGGGACCCAACCACCCCGACACGATCCGCCGAGTGCTTCGGGAAGGCTTGCGGCATGGACGCGACGACCGAAGCTAGGCGCGGTAGGATAGTGAGGCCGGACTTCGGTCCGGCACATGGCGCGATAGGGAAGCCCGGCTGTTCCCGCTGGCCTCATAAGTCAGAGATCGTGAGTTCGAATCTCACTCGCGCAACTGCGTTGTTCCGTGCTAACACTAGAGCCCTAACCAGGCAAACGGAACATGTCGAAGGGAAATCATGAGCCCGACGACTGGTAAAAACTCGGGTGGTTCCGAGCGCGTGATCTTTGGAGAGCGACCGTTAGTAGGCAGGCCAAGGTGGCACTCAGTTGCAGACCGGGAAGTCGAAGCGGAAGCGCAGCGGGATTCGAAACCCGCTCACGCACGAGGCTCGCGCCGCAGTCAGTACACCGGGGATAGTCTCCGGTCACTAGCTGGTGAGCCTTGCGTGTACGGGGCCGGGAGTAGTGACCCGGCCCCACCAAATGGGCCTGTAATTTAACCAGGTAGAACGTCTCGCATGCGGTACTGTACAGCCGTTAGGCGAGAAGGTTGGGGTTCAAATCCCCTTTGGCCCACGGGACGCCGGATGTCGCGACGTTGGTATAGGCGGGGTAAGTTCCGTCATGTGGTTGAGGTGTACCGCATCCCCAAACACCAAAAGCGGGTTCGGAACCGGTCTATAAGGTGCCTGCTGGCAGTGAAAGCTAGGCGTGAGTTCCGTACGATGAAAGCGAAGCGGGTCCTCTCTTGAGGGCCCGCTTTCTTTCGTGCTATGGTGGGACTCCACCAAGATGAAGGACTCATGATGAACGATTTCACGTCAACACCGTCAGGAGCGCTCATGAGCGCGTGCGCACTCGGGGCGCTCATGCTCGCGCTCATCCTCTGGCGCACGTCCCAAGGCGCGCGCGAGCGCGCACGTGAGCGCGCGCGCATCTGGGGCGATATCAAACGCCCCGATATGGAAGCGCGCGCGCAGCGCAAAGCAGACGCGCGCGCATCAGGCGCGCGCGCAGACGCGCGCTTGCGCATCACGCTCATGAGCGCGGTCGCGCTCGTCGCGCTCGCGGCCACGAACCTGAGTGCGCACGCCACGATCACCGCAATCCAGCGCATCGGCCTCACCTCCGTTGACGCGGCGATCTCCGCTGTGATCGTGTTCGAGGCGTGGCTTGCGATCCTGGGCGCGCTGTCGCTGCGGCACATGACGCGAGGCGAAGGCTTCAACCGGTACGAGGCCGGTGTGTGGTCGATGGCGTCGCTTATGGGCGTGATCGCGTGGTGGGGTGGGGATAGCCCCATCTTCGCGCTGTGGCCGCTCCTCGCAGCGGTCGCGTGGCACGTGGTCATCACCTTTGGCAGGCCGCACAAGCAGTCCGCTCTGATCACCTGGTGGCGTATGAAGCGGGGCAAGGCTACCTCGCAGGACGCGAGCGCGGTGCTCACCGAACGACTCATCACGCAGATTGTGAACCACGCCTACGCCGCGAACGCTGGGCACAAGTGGATGCGCGCGCTTCATGAGCGCGCATACGATCGCGCGTGGGCGCGCGCGGATGCGCTCGGCATCCTCACGCCGGAAGTGCGCGCGCGCATTCAGACGCGCATCGCCGCGCGCTATGTCGGTGCGCGCGCGCTCGCTCCCGAAGCGGTTGCGCACATGAACCCTTGGAATGAGCGCGCATCGATGAGCGCGCGCACGCACGCGCGCGCCGTGCGCCCGGTGAGCGTGCCTTCCGCGCGCGCACTCGAAGTGAGCGCGCATGTTCCCGACGATGCGCGCGCGCTCATTGAAGACGCGCGCGCATCCGAAACGACGCGCGCGCATGTCGACAACGTGAGCGCGCACGGCGTGTCCGACCTGATCAACGCGATTACCGCGTACAGCGACGCTCCCGAGCAGATCAAGGAATGGATGCGGACGTTCGTGCAGACGAACGGCAAGCTTCCCAACCGCAATGAGGTCGCTACGGCAGCTCAGCGGTCCCCTGGTCACGTCGCCCGGTGGCTCACCCCCGTGCGCAAGGCGCTCGGGTACTAGCGGCACAGCGACCGGCACACCCTTGGGGAAGGTGTGCCGGGACCGTGCCAGCGGCACACCCACTGGCACACCGCAAAACACGGTTGACCTGCTAAAACACTGTTTTGGCACACCGGCACGGTGTGCCGAGAGCACCGCGCTCGAAGTGTTTCCGCAGGTCACCGCGACCACGGGGACAACCCGCCTGGTGTGCCGTGCCGGGCAGGTGTATAATTTAATGCAGACCTAAGACCTAGACGAAAGGATGAAAGATGGAAGTTATGGCAGCAGTAGACGCCACCAACAACCCCGCTACCGGCCCGATCGCCGTGGTGTTGTTCATCGCCGCGCACATCATCAACTACAAGTGGGGCCGGGGCACGAAGGCGGCGTACGTAGCGCTCGTGCTGGGCATCTTCGCCTCGTTCCTCATCTACGCGTCCACGTGGTCAACGTGGCTCGCAGACCGTTTCACTAGCCTGTTGGGCAACTTCGGTGCCGTGCCCGCTCACGCCGTTATGGGTGTTATCTGCGTGCTCGCCATCGTGGCGACCGTGGCTGACATCTGGAGCGATCCCGACTACAACAACGCTGCCATTTGGGCGTTGCTGATCGGCCCCATCGCGGCGCATGGCGCGGACGGGTGGGTTTTCGGGCTCGCTCAGGTGCTGTACGGCGGCCTGACGGTCATTGTGCAGGGTCTCGTTGCTGAGGCGCTTGGTGGGTTCTGATGGATATCGAAGCGAACAACGAGCGCGCATATGCGCGCATGGCGCGCACCTCGTGGGATTACACCCTGCGGGGTGCGCGCGCGCTCGCCGAAGATGCGCGCGCATGGACGCGCGCGGAAGGCATCGAGGCGCACATCCGTGAACAAGATGCGCGCGCGCTCGGCGCGCAGCACCAACGGGCGATGCGCGCGCACGCGCGCATGTCGAAGAACAGGCGCGCGCACAGCGCGCCCCCTGCGCGCGCGCACGCGCTCACAGACATTGAGGTGAGCACGCGCGCATTCGGAACGCGCGCGCTCCGATGCGCGCTCACGCTCGCTGTCCCTGCGAGCGCGCTCATTGTGCCGCCATGGGTGTCCATCGAAGGCAACCCGGGCGCGCTCCTTGCATGGCCTGCCGCGTACGGGTACTTGGCATGGCTCGGGTGGACGCACCGCGACAACGAAGAGTCGGTGCGGTCGGTGACCACACGCGCCCCTGTCGAAGAGAAGACTCGACTCTTCTCCCGGAAACACGCTGAGGCGGGACTCAAGCCCAACGGGCAGGAATCAGCGATCATCGACCGGGTGCACACCTGGGAGGCCAACGCAGCAGATCGCAAGCTGCACGAGGTGTTCCCGGGTTCGC